CATATACTAATGCTAATAGTTTGACATTGACTTGGAGTAGTGCGATAGCAGGAAATTGCTCTGTGATCGCAGGCGGCGTGAATGGTAATGGTAGCCCCGGTGGTGCCAACACTTATGTACAATTCAATGATGGTGGTTCAGTATTCGGCGGTGATGCTAACCTAACATTCAATAAAACTACAGGTGTTTTAAATGCCGTAATGACGACTCTAACTACAGGCGCAGTTGGCACAGCAGGAACTATGACAGGCAATTGGGCTTTATCTGTTGGTTCTAAATTACAATCTACATATGCTGACTTAGCCGAATATTATGCTGCTGATAAAATGTACACACCGGGAACTGTTTTACAATTTGGCGGTGATAAGGAAGTTACTATTGCAAAAGAAGAAACTAATAAAATTGCAGGAGTAGTATCTAGTGATCCTGCTTATGTGATGAATGGAGATATACAAGCACAACATCCGGTCATCGTTGCTTTAATAGGACGAGTTAAAGTAAAGGTAATAGGAACAGTGCTTAAAGGTGACATGCTAATAAGTGCAGGTAACGGTATTGCAAAAGCAAGCATCATTGATCCTAAAATAGGTACAGTGATAGGCAAAGCAATAGAAAATAAATTTGACGGTGACGAAGGTATGATCGAAGTCATGGTCGGTAGATTATAAGATAAATACAACACAGGATTAAAACAATGGCATCATACGTATATACAGCGAGTGGTTCAGCAACAGCATCAGCAAACATAGCAACTGATAAAGTCAGAATTGCGACTACGGCTTCACCAATTCAATATACTACCAGTTTCCCCAATGTTGCGTTAACTGGTACTGTAACTTGTGCTACGAACAGTAATGTAGTGACTGGATCAGGCACATTATTTTTATCACAGTTGAACGTAGGTGCTTGGATAGGAAATACAGCAGGTAGTACCGTAGGCATTGTAAAATCTATTGCTAACAATACAAGTCTAACATTGACTGCTAACGCCGCAGTAGCAATATCAGGTGGTACTGCACGATATAATCCATACGGTATCCCATATACTGTAGCAGATGCTAACTCAACAATCATTCCTGCAAATACTGTTCAAAATAGTATCATCGTGGGTCAAGGTAATGTAGTATCATTCTTAGACGTTGGCGGTAATGCAGAACCATTCAGTATTACTGAAATGGGTGCTCCTCATCCTAACACTGGCACGACTGGCGTTCTAGCAACTCCAGCAGCTGGTGGACCAACTACATAATAATCACGCAATAAAATAGTATTTTTTGATAAATATAGTATGTTCATGACGTTGTTGTTATGGACTTATGCGGTCCCCGCCGCGTACCGGCTAGAACCCGGCATTATAGGAGATAAAACAATGGGTCGTCCACTTAAAATCGCAAAAGCCCAAGCAGTTGTTACATTAACTGCTACAAACGGAACTACTGAAGTAGTTACAACAAACGCAAACTTTACTAACCTAGGTATCATTGCCGGCATGCCATTCATTCCAGCAAGTAACGTAGGTAATCTATTAGCCGGTACAACATACTGGATATTACAAGTATTGAACGCAGGTAATAACAGCACATTTACTGTTTCAGCAACAGAACTATCAGCAAACCCAACATACACTAAGTTCAACTTAGGTACCACTGCTGCACAATCTGTAGCACTATCAGTCGGTGTTGTTGATGCATATTTCAACAATCCAATCGGCGGTGCAGGATATCCAGCAACTAACGCTAACACATATGGTGTAGTTGGTGGTAACACTGCAATCTACGGTAGTCAAGTTCTTACTAACGTTGCTATTGGTGTTAATGGTACAGGTACACTTTATGCTTCTGACGCAAGTAACGTTGTCGGTGGAGCAGGTACTGATTTAGCCAACATTGCAGCCGATTCAGTTATTCAATATGTCAACTCATCAGGTTCTTTAGTAACTTTAGGTTATGTTGATACTGCAACTGGTGTAACATCTGTAGCAGTTGCGAACACTAAAAACACTGGCAACTTCGTCAGAACAACTGGCAACGCACAAACATTGTTTGAAAATCTACCAGTTACATTTGACGCTAACTTAGGTGGTCTAGTTACAGGAACTACTTATTTCGTATTGTCAATTGCTAACACATCTGCATTTACTGTTTCTACAACAGTTGGTGGTGCAGAAGTTGACTTGTCAGATGCAACAGGTACACCTAATGCGCTACAAGATACTACACTTCTAACTAATGATGCAAGTGCTAACCTCGCTGGTTCAGCATATGTATATGCAACTCCAGAAGCAGGTTTCATTGTTCGTCAGAAGGGCAAGACAAAGTACTTAGTAACAGGTGCAACAACTGGTCTAACAGCACAATGTTTCACTGCTAACGTTGCCAATACAGCGTTGACTCCAAACACAATGACTATTACAGCAACTTATGCCAACACAGCAACAAGTAAGGTTTCATCATTGAATGATTATAATTCAGAGGTGTTCCCAGCACAAGTAGCAGCAGCATCATTAGTAGCAGGTACAGTATATACCATCTATAACGCAGGTAACACTAACTGGACAGCAGTTGGTGCATTTGCTAATATGACTGGTATTACATTTACTGCAACAGGTTCTGGTTCAGGTTCAGGTACAGCAGTTCTTGCAAATGTAAATCCTGATGTAATCGCATCATTCAACTCAGCAATCGTTGCGAACGCACAGGCATCTCTACCACCTGTAGTAACTATTACAAACAGTTAATAGGAAATAGAAAATGCCAGCAGCAGTTAGAAAGAAATTTGAACAAACTGTTACAGATGTAGCAGTGTTGCAGTTAGAAGTTCGTAACCTTCATGACAAGGTTGATGAACTTAAAACTGATGTAAAAGACCTGCATGATTGTTTGGATCGTAATATGGCTGAGACTAGAGAATTTTTAAAAGAATTCCAAGAAGGTCAAACCAAACAACATGAAGAATTAGCAGACAAAGTATCTAGTATTGAAAAGATAAAATGGATGCTAATGGGCGCAGCAGCAATACTGGGCGCTACAGGTGTTGAGGCAGTTCAAATGTTTCTAACAAGTTGATAATAGTCAATATGACTAGTAAAAACGGGGCTTTATGCCCCGTTTTTATTTTGTGAGAGTTGCTAGTTTTTCTTTAACGATGTCTATATTGATAGTGCTAAACAGTCCGGGATGCATGGGTTTAGGATGTTGCCCATCTCCTATCCAAGCATAACCTACATGTTCATCATTTAAATCAGGAACAAATTCCTCATCTACGGCGCAGAAAAAGGTATGATACGTAAAATTATTATTGACAAACTTTTGGATTGGTATTAATTTTGCATCTTGTGGGAAATATCCAATTTCTTCAAAGCATTCACGCTCTAAACCCTCTAATAACGTTTCATTTTTTTCTATTTTTCCCCCGGGCACTCCCCAAGAATAGTTTGCATCTGATCTTAGTAGATATAAAAACCGCGCAGTAGATTTACAATAGAAGAAAAGTCCTGCGGAAATATTTTTCATTCAATAATTTTAACAGTTGTGAAATTAAAGTACAATACTATAGTCGCCCTGATCGTACCAACCTTCATAAGATTTCATCCATTGCCCTTCTTGTTGTACATATCGGTATTGTATATTAGTCGTCAGATTGGTCACATACTGTACGGTTGTTGATTCGCTTGCATCAAAAGATACGGACCATGACATGGTCGCTGAACTAAATTGGATAATATCGTTTGCGCTTGCTACTAAATCGCCCCATGCAGCAGTTGGGCTACCTTCGCTACCTACATCTTCAACAATTAAATATCTGCGCCCATTGATAGGTCCTGGCAAACCGAAATTTGGACCTTGTGTGATTGGATTAATCACAGCATCTACAGGATCAAGGGTGTTTTGTGGTAATGTATCTTGGTCAATATCATATATTAAAATTCTATCATCTAACGGATCTTGTACGATAGTACCTACAATATCATCTTCCATGTAAGGGTTTTGTAACCAAATTTGACTAATGCCTGGTTTATACTTGCCATAAACGTTCAACAAACTTGTCCAATATAAATTAGTATTAGGAGGTACAGGTTCTTCTAAAGTAGAGTTAGATGGATTAAATGCTTCATTTGCAGGAAGTAACTGTAATCTATTACCTATCAATAATAATTTATATCCATATGGTGTTATCTTTTGTCTTGTTCCTAATAATAAATCTTCATCTTGTATATCTTGTAAAGCCTTGCCTTTGTAAATGCTTGCGATAATTTTGTGAACAACACCCATCTTTTTAAGTTTGCTGCTTGTGCTTATCCATATAGGTAAATAAAATTTCCAGCTCATCACATCAATAGGATTATTATTGCCGATCGGAATGCTACGTGAACTAAAAGTTAATCCATCTTGATAAACTACAGTTAGTGAAGTCCAATCAACGAAATTGTCAGTGCTTTGAATTTCAAGGCTAGGATTGAATAGTGTACCTAACTGCTCAATCAATTCTAATTTTTGATTATAGTTTGTAGTCCAAAAATCTACTTGCATTCTTAATGTATAAGGAACTGGCATTAATCTTTCAATCGTAAATGCTTGTCCTTGCACTTCTTCAAATGTCTGTGTTTCTTGATTATACTGTCTCTGTCTTACGTTAAGCCTGTCAACAAAGAAAGGCTCTTGTGTTCTACGTTGATCATATTCTAATCCAGTAATAAAGTAAGTAATGATAGGCGCACTAGGTAATGTGCTAGCACTATTATTTGCAATTATTGTTGAGACTTGCCTGCTTTGATCACCATACATTACAGGTACACGAACAAGTATATCATTGCCATTAGGATCTTTACCTTTAGTTACATACCAGTTACTAAAGATTTTTGCAAACTGTATCAAGAATCTGCGTATTTGATTATCGTAAAAAAATTGTGCCATGAATCACTCTTATGGTTTAGGTGGTAAGTTATCTGGTGCTAACTCAAGTATACTTGATAATGGTTGAGCAGACGGTATTAACTTCTCTTCATTATTGCTATAAATTACTGCCTCATTATTTATGAATTGTGATAACTGTGATTTATCAGTCGCGGTCATACCTGTTTCTGTTCTTACATTAGTAGAAATACGTATCCACAATTTTCCGTCCCAGCGATATAAAATTTGTGGACTATAATCAATGCGTAAGAAGTAATCACCTACTTGTGGATTTTGCGGGAACGCTATACCAGCGCCGCTTGGTAAACCATTAGGTGCTGTGCCGTCACCTGATAGATAACCAGTTTCATAACCAAAACTTCTAGGAGTTGATCTAACTATATATTGGAATGCAGGATCGCAGTCTGCGCGCCAATCCATTTCAGTGCTTATAGTTCCAGTAAACCCTGGCTGTGTAGGATCAGCATCAGCAGTCGCATATGTATTATCAGCAGTACCATATGGGCCAGTGATCGGGCCCATTGATTTTACTGTGAGTATTTTATCTCCTTCAATAAATCTTCCGCCGGATTTACTTTCAGGAGGAGGTGTTTCTATAACTTCTAAATGTGTTTGCACAAACTTATCAAGTTTATCGGACAAGTCTGTGTCTGCTGTCATATCCCAAATATTCTTTAATGCTTCTTTAGATACTCTTAGACCTATGTTAGGATTTTTGTATTTGTAATTACGCATGTAAACAAC